AAAAATGCAAATATAAATTTTAACACGTTATAGTAATATGAAATCAACAGAAATCTTAAACAAAATCAAAACTTTCTTAGGAGAGGAAAAAGTTGAGGAGCAAGTTGAGGAAACTCAATTAGAAGAAACAACTGAAACTCAAGAGGAAGTCCAAGTAGAGTTAGCACAAGCTACACTTGAAAATGGTACTGTTTTAGAAGCTGAGGCTTTTGAAGCAGGAAACGAAATCTTTATAGTATCTGATGATGAAAGAGTAGCAGTCCCTGTAGGAGAATATCTTATGGAAGATGGACAATTGCTTATTGTTTCAGAGGAGGGTATTATCGCAGAAATTAAACAAGCTGAAGCTGAAGAAGCACCTGCTGAAGAAGTTGAAGCTAATTATGTTTCTAAAGAAGAATTTGAATCTGCCGTTGAGGAGATCAAAGGCATGATTAATGAGCTTAAGGATAAAAAAGAAGAAATGGCTGAAGTAGAGGAGCAAGTAAAACAAGAACTTAGCGAAACTCCTGCAACTGAGCCAATTACTCATAATCCTGAAGCAGAGCAAAAACTCAAAGTACGTTTCTCACAAAACAGAAAGGAAACTACTTTTGATAAAGTAATGAAAAAAATAATTAACAATTAAAATTAAGAAAAATGCCAAATCCAACAATTACAGGTAGTAGTTATGCAGGAGAATTTGCAGGTAAGTATATTGCTGCGAGTTTATTAACAGCTAAAACATTAGATGAAGCTGCAGTTACTATTTTACCTAACATTAAGTACAAAGCTGCTATGAAAGTAGGGGCTTTCTCAAATTTAATCAGATCAGCAGACTGTGATTTCGATGCAACGACTTCAGGTCTTACGCTTACTGAAAAAGTATTAACTCCTACTGAGTTACAAGTTAACCTACAGATTTGTAAGAAAGAATTACATTCTGATTGGGAAGCTGCTCAAATGGGATTCTCTGCTTTTGATAACTTACCTCCACTATTTTCAGATTTCGTTATCGCAAGAGTAGCATCAGAGGTTGCAAACGCTACAGAAAACTCAATTTGGGGTGGTGCTGCTGCAGAAGGAAACTTTGATGGTTTCAAAACTATAATGCAATCAGATGCAGATGTAGTTGATGTTGTAGGTACTTCAGTAAATGCAGGTAATGTTATTACTGAGTTAAACAAAGTAGTAGATGCAATTCCAAGTGCAGTTTATGGATCAGATGATTTAGTATTATATGTATCTTCTGCTATTGCTAAGGCTTATGTACAAGCTCAAGCAGCTTTAGGTTATAGAGAGTTGTATCATGCAGGAAGAACTGAGATGAACTATCAAGGTATTCCAATGTTTGTAACAGCAGGTCTTGATACTAACAATGCAGTTGCAGCAAGAAAATCTAACTTATTCTTCGGAACAGGATTACTTAACGACAGAAATGAAGTAAAAGTAATTGACATGGCTGACATTGATGGATCACAGAATGTTAGAGTAGTTATGAGATATACTGCAGGAGTACAAATTGGAATAGGAGCAGATATTGTTCTTTATTCATAATAAATTAAATTAAATTAACATATAAAGGGGTGGGTAGTATTCTGCCTACCCTTTTTTAATACTTAGAAAATTATGGCTTGTTTATTAACTAAAGGTAGGTCTTTACCATGTAAAACAGGAGTAGGTGGATTAAAGTCTGTTTACTTTACGGATTATGGTGGATTAGGCACTATCACAACTGCCTCTAATGAAATTACAGCTATAAGTGGAACTCCAACTGTATATCAATTTGACATCAAAGGAAATTCTACTTTAGAAACTACTGTAAATTCATCAAGAGAAAATGGTACTACATTTTACGAAAGCACATTAACACTTAATTTTACGTTCTTAGAAAAAGAAACTCAAGCTGAGATAGCTTTACTTGCTGTTGCTCGTCCACATATTTGGGTAGAGGATTACAATGGTAATTATTTCTTAGTAGGTAAAGATCATGGAGCAGAGCTTACTTCAGGAACTTTCTCAAGTGGAGCAGCTATGGGAGACCTTTCAGGTTATTCCTTGACGTTTGTTGCACAAGAAACAGAAGCTCCTGACTTTACTGCATCAAGTGTTGTAACAGGTGCAAATCAAGGTACACAAATAGTACCTAACTAAAATTAATTTCTTATATTTATATAAGTTTTCATAAATCAATTAGTTTTGTTATTAAAGGGGAGTTTTCGAACTCCCTTTTTTTTTATTCAAATATTTATTGTATATTGTAGTAGATTAAATGTAATAAAGGGGAGCTTGTAGAAATACGGCTCCTTTTTTTATACACAAAATTTAAAGTTTGTACGTTATATTAGTATGATACATTTAACTACTTCTGCATCATCACAGACTTTAAAGATAATTCCGAGAAGTTATGCAAGTACAGTTAGCATGATAGTAAGAGACGATTCAACGAATACCTCAACAACATACTCATCTATAAGTACAACAACTGACAAGAATTATCTAACAATATCACAAGCATTAAGCCCTGTACTTGTAGAGGGTAGGTTTTATGACTTGACTGTAAAAGAGGGTGCAAATGTAATTTATAAAGACAAGATATTTTGTACTGATCAAACTGTAAACCAAGCAAACAATGATTATTATTCTGTCAATAATGGCGAATATACGACGCCAACAGGAGATGATCAGTATGACAACGATTATATAATAATATGAAAAATAAATCAGATTTAAGTATAGTAAATTTAAGTACCTATACCTCGCCTGTAGTAAAAGAGGTAAGCAACAAAGAATGGGTATCTTATGGAGAGGATAACAACTATTTTCAATACTTAATAGATAGATACAACGGAAGTCCTACAAATAATGCTATTATTAATGGTGTTAGTGAGATGATTTACGGAAAAGGCTTAGATGCTACTAACTCAAGCAAAAAGCCTAATGAGTATGCACAAATGAAGTCTCTGTTTAATAAAGATTGTACAAGAAAATTATGCTATGATCTTAAACTTATGGGACAATGTGCAATACAAATCATATATTCAAAAGATAGAAGTAGAATTGTTCAGTTAGAACACATACCTATTGAAACACTAAGAGCCGAAAAATGCAACGAAAAAGGAGAGGTAGAGGCTTATTATTACTTTAGTGATTGGAGTAAATACAGAAAAGGTAATACACTTAAGAGAATACCTGCGTTTGGATATTCACAAGAGGGATTAGAAATCATGTATATAAAACCTTATAGAGCAGGTTTTAAGTATTATAGTCCTGTAGATTATCAAGGTGGTACGCAATATGCTGAATTAGAGGAGGAAATTTCTAACTTCCATTTAAACAACATACTAAACGGACTTGCTCCAAGTATGTTAATCAACTTCAACAATGGAACTCCTGATCCTGAGCAAAGGGAAATGATTGAAAAGAGAATCTACGAGAAATTTAGTGGTAGCTCAAATGCAGGTAAATTTATTTTAGCATTTAATGATAATCCTGAAACTGCTGCAAGTATAGAGCCTGTACAATTAAGCGATGCACACCAACAATACGAGTTCTTAAGCGATGAGAGTTCTAAAAAAATCATGGTAGCTCATAGGATTGTAAGTCCAATGCTATTTGGTATTAAAGATGATACAGGTTTAGGGAACAATGCAGACGAATTAAAAACAGCATCTATACTATTTGACAATCTTGTAATTAAGAGCTTTCAAGGGCTTTTAATTGATGCTTTTGACCAAATACTTGCTTACAATGAAATCTCTCTGCATTTATACTTTAAAACGCTTCAGCCACTTGAATTTACTGATTTATCTAATGTAGAGGACGAAGAAACAAGAGAAGAAGAAACAGGAGTTAAATTAAGTAAAGAGGATGACTTTAGAGATAGTATAGCACAAGACTTAATTGACTTAGGACAAGATGAGGATGAACTTTTAGAGCAATTTGAGTTAATTGATGAAAGCGAAGTAAACTATGAGTTTGATGATGAAATGGATGAACTTATAGAAAACGCTAACAACGAAATTAAATTAGCAAGTACAGGAAGCGCAAAGCCTTATAGAGAGAGTGATCAAGATGGTAAAACTCCTGCAAGTAAATTATTAGGTTATACATTTTTAGTTAGATACAAATATGCACCTGAAAGGACTAAAAAAACATCAAGAGAATTTTGTAAAAAAATGGTAGCTGCTAAAAAGGTGTATCGTAAAGAGGATATAAGAGCTATGGACACTAAAGCAGTAAATGCAGGTTTTGGTAAAAATGGTGCAGATACTTATTCTATATGGCTTTATAAAGGTGGTGCGAGATGCCATCATTATTGGAGTAGAAGAACGTATCTTAGAAAAGATGGCAACAAAAGTTTAGGTAAAAAGTTATATGATAGCGAGGCTAAGAGACGAGGTTTTATCGCACCTAAAAACGCAAAGAAAGTAGCAATAAAGCCAAAAGACATGCCTTATAGTGGATATACAGCAGCATACGCTAAAAAAATAGGAATAAGTAGATAATTATGGCAACAGTTTTATTCATAACAAGAACAGATTTAGTCAAGAATAGTATCATTGACGGAAATGTAGATACAGATAAATTTATACAATTTATAAAAGTAGCACAAGAGATAGAGATCAGAAACTACTTAGGGACTAAATTATATGATAAAATAGGAACTGATATAGCAGGAAGTGGATTATCAGGAAACTATGAAACTTTAGTCAATACTTATATACAACCCATGTTAATATGGTATGCACAAGCAGAGTACATTCCTTATGCAGCTTACCAAATAAAAAATGGTGGTGTATTTAAGCACACAAGCGAAAACGCAGAAACAGTATCTAAGAGTGAAGTTGATTTCTTAGTAAACAAAGCAAGAAATACAGCAGAGTATTATACACAAAGATTTTTAGATTACATTAATAATAATAGTAATTTATTCCCTGAGTATAATCAAAACACAGGAGGCGATGTATATCCTGATACTGATTCGCTTTTTAATGGTTGGATATTGTGAGATACAAACCAAAAAATAAAAATATCGTAAAATTAAAAAAGTATTTAGACATGGATTGGACAATGAATAATACTCAGAATGTAAAAGTTACATATAAACCAATTAATAATGGCAAATAAAAAGTTTTCACAATTTACAGAAAAGACAACATCAACAGATGTAGATTTTGTTGTAGGATATGACGGAACAGATAATGTTAGAATTACCCCTACTAATTTAGGTGTAGGTGGAGAGGCTAATACTGCATCAAATGTAGGTGCTATAGGTTCAGGAACAGCAGGAGTATTTAAACAAAAAACAGGAGTAGATTTAGAATTGCGTAGGTTAGTCCAAGGTTCAGGAGGTATTAGTATAACTGAAAATACTTCTGATATAACTATAGCAAGTAATGCTTCTTGGACACTTGATGCCGATACAGGAACTTCAAACATTACAAGTGGAGAAACTGTTGATATACAGGGAGGAACAGCTATTACTACATCTATAGGTTCAGGAACTAATATTGTAGACATCAGTTTAGACAATACAGCAGTAACAGCAGGTAGTTATACCTCAGCAGATATTACAGTAGATGCTCAAGGTAGAATAACAGCAGCAGCTAATGGTTCAGGTGGTGGTGGTGCATCAGCTTTAAATGATTTAAGTGATGTACAGGTAGATGCAGATTCAGCATATTTTATTAATATTCCATCAGGTTTAGTTGGAACTCCTGAAGGAAATTTTGTAATGGGTGCAAGTGCAGGAAATTCTTTAACTTCAGGAATAGATAATATTTGTATAGGAGAATTTGCAGGAGCAGGTATAACTGACGGAAACTATAGTGTATGTATTGGAGTTGAGGCAGGAAGATATGTTGATCAAAGCTCTAATAATTTATCAAATGTTTTTATAGGTAAATCAGCAGGTAGAGGTAATACAGCAGGTAGTGGCTCTTACCAATGTGTAGCAATAGGTGAACAAGCATTATACGACTTGAATGGTGGAGATAGAAATATTGGTATAGGTTATTTTGCAGGTGCAAATATTACTACAGGTGGTAGTAATGTGTGTATTGGAGTTGAAGCAGGAGAAACTCTGACTACACAGGGTAATAATACGATAATAGGATATCAAGCAGGTGAAAACCACACAAATACAGGTGGTGTTATTATGGGTTATCAAGCTAAAGATGGAGGGGGTAATGGAAGTAATGTTGTAATAATAGGTTATCAAGCAGCAAGGAATACTACAGCAAATAGTCACGTAAGCATAGGTGCTACTGCAGGAAACTCTCAAACATCAGGAACAAATAATGTTAATGTAGGTAACCGAGCAGGTTTTTCTAACAGTACAGGCTTTAGTAGAACTTGTATAGGAAATGATACAGGACTTTTCAATACAGGCTCATATAATACTATCGTTGGTAAAGGGGCTTTACAAGGTGCTTCAGGAAGTAGCACAGGAGCATATAATACAGCTATTGGTGCTGAATGTTTAGAAGATGTAGAAACAGGAGCAGGAAATACAGGATTAGGTTATCAAGCAGGTGAGTTAATTACGACAGGAAGTTATAATACTTGTTTAGGGTATCGAGCAGCAGATACACATTTAACAGGGAGCAATAATACTATTATAGGTAATGATTCTGAGGCATCATCAACTTCAGTTAGTAATACAATAACTTTAGGAAACTCATCTATAACTACCTTAAGATGTCAAGTAACGAGTATTACAGCTTTATCAGATAAAAGAGATAAAACAAATATAGAAGAATCTAATTATGGTTTAGATGTAATTGAAAAATTAAAGCCTGTTACTTTTGATTGGAATATGAGAGATGGTGGTAAAGTAGGGCAAAAAGATTTAGGATTTATAGCGCAAGATTTACAAGAAGTAGATGATGAATATTTAAATTTGGTTTATTCAGATAACCCTGATAAATTAGAGGCAAGTTATGGTAGATTAGTACCTGTTTTAGTAAAAGCTATTCAGGAACTAAAAAGCGAAATAAAGCAAATGAAAGAATGTAATAATTGTAATTGTTAATTATGAAAAGAAATATAATAACAACAGAAAAAGGTTATGGGCAGTCTGATATAGATAATATCAAATCTCAATTACCTAATCAACTTTTAGAAATAGCTGATAGCAATACAAGTGAAGAACAAGTTGAGGTTATTAAAGAACACTTTAAGTTTGTATTAGCTAATGATTTTTATAAAGATGAATTAACAGCAGAGCAAATAAGCGACATGGAAAGCTATTTACCTGATAATTACCAAGATGATTATATAGATTAATATGGAAATAACTGAAGATCAAATTAAGAGAATTAACCAAGTAATTAATACAATGCCTATAGCAGTATTGTCTCAGGCTCAACAAATTGTAAGTATAATTAACGAAAGTATAAATAAAGAAGAAGATGAAATATAATTTTAAAACAAGAGAGGAACTAATAGAAATGTATAATAGCATTCAAACACCTCATTCACATAAAATAGTTATAGAGGGAAATAGCCTTGTTATAGAATGGGACGGAGATGCTCCTGAGGGTTGGAGTAAATATGAATCTAAAGCGAAAAAGGTAAAGAAAAATGACGAAAATTAGTGAAGATACGAATGTAACTTTAGACCTAAAAACAATAGGTATTATTATTGGCTTTACAATATCTTTAGCTACTACTTACTTTACGCTAAAATCTGATATAGCGTTAGCGAAAGAATTACCTGAGCCTGAAATACAAAAAATAGAATTTGACTATAAAGATAAATTAGTAAGAAGCACTATAGAAAAAATAGATGCTGATGTATCTACAGTCAAAGATGATGTTAATGAAATCAAAGAATCATTAGCAAAGATGGACGAGAGATTATATGAAATTAGTAAACAAAGATGAAATGTGTAATAATTGCGTTCTTTCTGACTTTTGCGAGTTCTGCTCAAACTGAATCTATTTCGATAGTTCAATATACTGCTGAATTTGCTGAACAAGTATCATTAGATAATTATGAGGACTACAATGTAGAAACCTTATTCATGTCTAAAGAGCCTAAACGATTTAAAGATATTAAATATCTACCTACTATTGTTTTGTATAATGATGGGGAGGAAGAATTAAGAATAGAAAGTGGAATAAGCCTAAAACTACCTGAAAATTGGAAAGAGATATTAGACGAACATATAGACGAATTATTATCACAACGATTTTAGGATTGTTTACATTTTTTTCTCTATCTCAAAACAACGCACCAAACGATATTCCTTTCCAAAGTTACGACAAGAAACTAAATCCTGATCACAGATTACATTTTTTAGTAGGTGGCACAGCAAGTGCTTTAGCTTATGATTTAACTTATACAAAAACTAAAAACAGAAACAAAGCATTTTGGAATGGTGTAACAGCATCGGTTGGAGTAGGTATTGTAAAGGAGACTATAGACGCAGCAGTAAGAGATGCTAATCTTAGTAAAAACGATTTATTTTCTGCTTTATTAGGAGGATTAACAGCAGGGATTACTATTAACATATTAAACAAAAGAAAAACAAATCACAGAAAATTAGATAAACAAAATGGAGGATATTATTATGAAAAAAAACATGAAAAAATTAATAATGATATTGTTCGCTCTTATCGTAAGTATAAGCGCAAACAGTCAAGAAAAAAAAGATAATATATTTAAAAAAGTTTTTAAGTATTCAACTATATACGGAGCTTACTCACAAACTAACTCAATACAAGCACCACAAACATTTATTGTAACACAGCAAAACGAGCTAATAGAAACTACTCGTAAACATCCGTCTGACATGATGGTAACTTATGGTATTAGAAAATTAGCCTTTTTTCAGTATGAGGATAGAAATAAGTTTTATGATGGCTCAGAAAAAAACGCAAGTGTAAAATCTAATATAGGTGCTTATAAAGGTTTAGAGTATTTATATGAATATTCGAGTGGTAGACAACAAGGTAGAGAGTTTGACAATCAAGAAGTATTTGTAAGATATTTAGCAAAGTATTGGTTAGTAAAAGGCGAATACCAAAAAAACGAACTAATTGATATAGACTATAAAAGTGCAGAGGTCAGATTTAGACTACCAATAGGTAAGAAACTAAGTATAAGCATAGGCTCAATATATAGAACATACGAGAAAGCATACGGACATAATCCTATACAAAACTACTTAGAGGAAAATTATTGGTGGACATTAGCCTACAATTTCGCAAATCATAGTGATATGCTTTATCAAATGATAAATCCATCAACAGGAGAAAGTATGGGTTACGATTATCAATGGTTTAATCAAGAGGGTAACTTAATTGCAGCAAGTGATGCAGACTATAGAAACGGAGTGTTTCAAAATGTAGTAAATAGATACAACGCTGAGGAATTAGCACAGATAGGTAGCTTTGCAGATTTAGCTGTAGTCGCAGGTGTAGACTTTTATCACTACAAGAAAAACTTTTGGTTACACTTATACGGCAACATACTAACTAAACATCAACTAATGAGTGGAGATGAAAGATATTCTTACAATAACTTTGTAGAAGGAGATTGGTTAGACTACTCAGCAGGATCAGTATTCGGTTTTAGAATAGGTAAAAACTTAGGTGTATTTAGTGAGGTAACCTTACAGAGATATTGGGACAGAAACTTAAAAGAAATTAAAGTAGGAATCAATTATAAATTATGAGAGAAATCACAAAGATTATAGTGCATTGTACAGCTACTCCTGAGGGTAGAGAAGTAGATGTAGAGGAAATAAGAAAATGGCATGTAGAGGAAAGAGGTTGGTCAGATGTAGGATATCATTTTCATATTAAGTTAGATGGTACTCTACAAGAGGCAAGACCAATAGAAAGAACAGGCGCACATTGTTCAGGACAAAACTTTTGTAGTATAGGTATAAGCTATGCAGGTGGAATGACTAAAGACATGAAAGAGGCTAAAGATACACGTACAGAAGCACAGAAAGATACTTTACTTGACTTATTACATGAGTTAAAAGAACAATACCCAAAATCAAAAATATACGGACATAGAGACTTCTCTGTAAAGGCTTGTCCGAGTTTTGATGCAAGAACAGAATATGAATTTATAAGCAACTGCTAATGGACTTTTCAATTATACTTTTATTACCAAACGGAATCAATGTAGGATTTAATTTTTTTCCTGCTGACATGGAACACAACTACGAAGAATGGAATTTATATTTATTAATTGTACAACTTAAATGGAGATTTTATTATGAGTAAAAAGAAATTTAATGAAACTAAAGTAGGTAAGTTTTTATTATCTAAAGGTAGCGACATAGTTAACTTAGTAGGTGATTCTTTGCCTGACAATGGCGTTTTAGGACTTGTAAAGAATATTTTAGATAAAGATGATACTATGCCTCAACAAGACAAAGAAATAGCCTTAGAACTCTTAAAACAAGACGAGATAGAGATGCAAGAGGTAACAAAAAGGCTACAGTCAGATAATGAGCATAATGTTACAAGACTTGTAAGACCTATTTCTTATGGTGCTATGTTTTTATTGTATATGAGCTGTATATTCTTTGATGGTAACTTAGGAGAGTTTCAAATAAGAGAACAATACATTCCAAGTATTACTTCTTTATTTTCTACCATGACTATATTTTATTTTGGTAGTAGAGGTATTGAAAAAGTATTTAAGACAATAAATAAGAAATAGCCCTATACTATACTTCATATATATACGATAAATAGTCTATTTAGTTGTTTAATGGAAGTGTATATATTATATATATAATAGCGAAGTTATATATTTTTTTTGTAAATTACAACATGCCAAGAAAAATATCTCGTAAAGGACTTGTAAAAAAACTTGACAAAGTATTCAGCATATACATAAGAACAAGACTTGCTAAAGAAAATTTAGTAAAATGTGTAACCTGTGGAACTCGTAAACATTGGAAAGAAGTTGATGCAGGACATTTTGTATCTCGCAGACATTACGCTACTCGATGGAATCCTCAAAACGTACATGTACAATGTAAGAGCTGTAATGGCTTTCATGCAGGTCAAAATTACCTAATGGGTAAATACATAGACAAGACATACGGAGAGGGTACAGCCGATGAATTAATTGCTTTGTCAAGACAAATAAAAAAGTTTTCTGATCAAGATTTAAAAGATTTAATAGAACATTATTCCTAAATTTTTCCTTTGTTTTTAGAGGGGTTTACTTCGGTAAGCCTCTTTTTTTTTATTAACATTTGGTTAAATCAAAATATTTTTTATAACTTTAAGAAAAATTAATATTTATGGAAACACCAAAAGATCAGTTAATAGAATTGTATTATCAAAGAGTACAAGCTATGACTGAAAAAATTAATCAATTACAAAACCAATTAAATTATTATGAAAGGAAAAATTAAATTCATTCAAGAAAAAGGAGAATGGTCTAATAGTTCAGGCACATTCAACAAGTACCAAGTCCAATTTGATGATGGACAAAGCTACCAATTCTTAGCAAAAGGTTCTTTTAAAAAAGATGTAGGAGAAGAAGTAGAATACGAAATCACTAATAAACAATACGGAACTGCAAAGCTAATCTATACTAAACCACAAGCTGCACCTAACAAAGATGTAACAATATCTAAATTAGCGTGTTTAAAGGCTGCTGCTGAATTTAATGCAGGTAGACCACAAGCAGACAGAGTTAGTGTAGTAGAGGATGCTAAACACTTCTATAATTGGATAATAAGTTAAGCTATGATAGTAAACGAAACATTTGAAAGTTATAGAGAAGAAGTTAATAGGATACATGATGCTATGAAATTGTTGGTAAAACATAAATACAAAATTATAGATTTAGAAAACCAACTAATAG